TACTGACATATATATAAAACAATGTTGGGTAAATTATATGAAAGCAGGAGACAGTAACCCAACACATATTCACAATAATTGTAATTGGTCTAGTGTTTTATATTTAAATGTTCCAAAAAAAATAATAGACGAACAAAATAATTTTGAGGGCACTGGTGGAGGACCGGGTTCAATATCTTTTATATGTGGCCCACATAACGATAACTTTATAAATCAAAAAGACTTTAGACCAAGGACAGGAGATTTTTTTATTTTTCCTGCTACATTACCACACAATGTTCCTTCATATAAATCAAACTGCACAAGAATATCTTGTGCAGCAAACTTTACTTTACAGGAAGTATGAAGATAGCAGTATTAGGAACAGGTACAGTCGGTGTGATGTCCGTGTTGCATTTTTTAAGATATATGCCAAATTCAAAAGTGCATTGTATTTTTAATCCTGAAAAAGATATATTGGGTATTGGTGAAAGCAGCAACATACAATTACCTCAACTATTATGGGAAAGTGTTAATTACAATACTTTTGGTGATTCTGAAGAAATAGACTCAACAATTAAATTTGGAGTGTTGTATAAAAATTGGAGAGAAAATGATTTTATAAGTCCCATACTACCTAATCAATATGCAATGCATTTTAATAATTTTAATTTATCGAACTCAATGTTTAAAAGAGCAAAAAATAAATATGGAAAAAGATTTAAAATAATACATAAAAATGTAAAAAATTATCAACAATCCGAAAAAGAAGTAACAGTTTTATTTGATGAGAGCAGTGAAAAATATGATTATGTAATTGATTGTAGAGGTTATCCAGAAGACTATTCAGATTATCACATATGCAATACTCTTCCTTTAAATCGTTGTTTTGTAAATATGATTAAAGAACCTGGAAATTGGGCATACACATATCATCAAGCACATGAAAATGGTTGGATGTTTGGTATACCCTTGACAACTAGGCAGGGTTGGGGTTATTTATTTAATGATGAAATTACGACTGAAGAAGAGGCTATTAAAAACATTAATAAAATATTTAAGTCAAATCTAAAGAAAAAAGATTTACGAGATTTTAAATTTAAAGCTTATAGAGCAAATAAATTTTTAAATCATAGAGTAATTAGAAATGGTAATAGAGCTATATTTTATGAACCAATGGAAGCTTTATCAGGAACTTATTACGATAACGTTAATAGATTTTTTTATGATTACATTAATAACAATATGACAGAAAACCAAGTGAACGAAAATTTACAATTAAAAGCAAAACAATACGAAAATTTTATATGTTATGTTTATTCCAATGGATCAAAGTATAACACGGATTTTTGGAAAAAAGTTAAGTCTCTTACAGCAAAACATTTAGATATAAAAAATAATAAAATATGGAGCGATACTTTAACTAACATTGCTATAGATGAAGATAACATTTATATAACTTGGCCGTTTCATATTAAGTCTTGGCAATGTTTAATAGAAGGTTTTAAAAATGATTAAGAAAAAAATACTATCTGAAATAGATTTATATTATGGCTCAATAGATATGCCTAAATTTTTTGAGATAGATAGAGAAGATATTTTTTATAAAATGTTAAAACACCAAACTAGAGATTTAAAAGGTGTCCCTTTCACTAGAGAATGGGACAAACTTGTAACTTACGTTAGAGAGTTTATTCAACTAAAACATGATATTATAATTACAGAAAAAGATATTTTAGGAGATGTATATTTTCCACAACAATCAGAATCTTTTTTACAAGTAAATCCTGTGGATTTAAAACACTCTCCTGATTACGTTATGTTGTATGGAGTAAATGTTGGAAAAGATTCTTGTGAAATTTGTATTGATTATGATGATAATAGAAGAAAAGGTAGACAATGGATCATACCATTAAACAATAATGATTTTGTAATGTTTCCCTCTACTCTAAGATATAAGGTAGGTAAAAATACTTCACAACAATTAAACTCTATTTTAACGGTAACTTATGAACTTGTTTAATTATTATTACTATTTTAAATCTGCTTTAACACCTCGTTTTTGTGACGAGTTAGTAAAATATGGTCTTGATCAAAAAGAAAGCCTTGCTCTTACAGGAGGTTTTGAAAACAAAAATAATAAGCCACTAACTTCTGAAGAAGAAAAAGATTTAAAAAAAAAGAGAGATTCTAATATTGTTTGGTTAAATGATAATTGGATTTATAATGAAACAATGCCTTATGTTCACGAGGCAAATAAAAAAGCTGGTTGGAATTTTGAATGGAGTCGAGCTGAAAATTGTCAATTTACAAAATATAAATTAAATCAATATTATGATTGGCATTGTGATAGTTGGGACAAACCTTATGATAAACCAAACACTGAAGATCACGGTAAAATTAGAAAATTATCTATGACATGTCAATTAGTAGATGGATCAGAATATGAAGGAGGTGAACTAGAATTTCAAGCTAGAAATTTAGATGACCCTAACTCTACACAACTCTGCACAGAAATAATGCCAAAAGGATCTATTGTTGTGTTTCCTAGTTTTGTTTGGCATAGAGTTAAACCAGTAACATCAGGCACAAGATATAGTCTTGTGGTATGGCATTTAGGTGAACCTTTTAAATAATATGGAAAAGTTAAATTGTTTTTCTACTTCTATATGGCATGAACAAAATTTAAATTTTGTTGAGTCATTAAATAAAGTTTCTAATAAATATATAAAAGAAGCTAAAAATTTTGAAAAAAATAAACAACATAAAAAAGAATATGGGGATTTTGGAATATCTTATCACTCTAGAAATTTAGTTGAGGAACAAGATTTTATAGAGTTTAGAAATTATGTGGCTAATAAATCAGTTGAGTATTTATATGATCAAGGTGTTAAAACAGATAGGTATAATTACTTAATGACAGAATTATGGGTTCAAGAGTTTGGAAAAAAAGCAGGACATCACTCATCACACATACATGGTAATCAACATGTATCTGGTTTTTATTTTTTAAAATGTGGACCTGAAACTTCTTACCCTCTTTTTTATGACCCAAGAAATGGAGCGATGGCTACTAAATTAGATTTAAGAGAGCATGACCGTAATCAAATTTTTAGTGACGACCCTGTAATTAATTTTAAACCTCAACCAGGTTCTTTAATTATATTTCCTGGTTATTTAAGACATGAGTTTGTTTTAGATCATGGTATTAAACCTTTTAGATTTATTCATTTTAATATTCAAGCTGTACCATCAGAGGTTTTTAAAAAATGAATTTTATAGAAGAGTATAATATTCCTAAAAATATTTGTGATAATTTTATTAATTATCATCAAAAAAATAAAGAGTATAAATGTAAAGGCCCTTTTCTATCTTTACTACCAAAAAAATCTACAGACGTTTATTTTTTTAATAGTTCTAATACTTTTTTTATAAAAGATTTTTTTAAACATTTGTCAAAAGCTGTTCAACATTATTCTGATAAATATAATATATATTTTCCAATTAAAACTTCTATATGTAACAACATACAATATTATGAACCTGGCGAAGGAGTGCCAAATCTTCACTATGAAAAAGCTAATGGACCATCTATAAGAAGAGAATTAGTTTACATGTTATATTGTAATGATCTTAAAAATGGAGGAACTCATTTTCCTAATCAAAATAAAACTATTAAAGCTAAAATGGGTAAAATGTATATATGGCCTGCTTTTTTTACTCATCCACATCAAGGAGTAATATCTAAATCTGAAGAAAAATATATAGTAACTGGATGGTTTGAAGTAGAGGAAAAATCATGAGTTTTAAAAAAAATAAATATGTAGTTATTAAAAACGCTATAGAAAAAAATTTAGCTGAATTTTGTTATAACTATTTATTAGTAAAAAAACAAGTTTATGAAACTTGCAAAAAAACAAGATATATTTCTCCTTATGAAACATTATTAGGTGGTTACGAAACAAAAAAAGATCAAGTTGAAAATACGTATGCGACGTATGGAGATATAGCCTTAGATACTTTAATGTTAAGATCGTTACCCTTAATGGAAAAAGAAACTAAATTAAAATTAAACCCTGCTTATTCTTATGCTAGAGTTTATAAAAAAGGCGATATTTTAAAAAGACATAAAGATAGATTTAGTTGTGAAATATCTACTACTATAAATTTAGGTGGTGACCCTTGGCCTATATATGTTGAACCATCTGGTAAAAAAAATAAAAAAGGTATTTCAATAGATTTAAAACCAGGTGACATGTTAATTTATCGTGGTTGTGATTTAGAACATTGGAGAGAACCTTTTGAAGGAGATGAATGTGGACAAGTTTTTTTACATTATACAAACGCTAAAAAAGAACAGTTTTTTGATGGAAGACTTCACATAGGTTTACCAGGATGGTTTAAAAATAATGGTAAATAAATACAGTTATTGGTATTGGGATAAATTTTTTAATATAAAAGACTTAAAAGAAATAACAAAAATTTGTAATAATAATTTAATTAAAAGTATTGATAGTCCAGCTACTACAACTAAAACTTCTATTGTTAAATTTTGTGAATGGAGAAGCGTTAAAAATAAGTTAAATAATTTGTATGAAAATATTAAATGTATTAACACAGAATATTTTGGTTATAATTTATACGACTTAAATGAGTTTGATCGTATACATATAAATTCATACTTATATGAAAATAAAAGTCAGTACGATTGGCATCACGATGGATCAAAAAGCCATGTCTTTGATATTAAATTTACAATAATTATTAACACATCTTTAAATAAATATGAGGGCGGTAAGTTTTATCTTTTTGATAAAGGTCCTAGACATATAGAAATATTAGATAATCCAGGAAGTGTTTTAATGTTTAGATCTTATATAAATCATAAAGTAGAGCCAGTTATTAAAGGGACTAGAGATTCAATGGCTATCTTTGTAAAAGGTCCTAAATTTGTCTAATAATTTTAAACATGTATTTTTAGGCATTTATAAAATGCCGGCCTGTCTAAATAAAAAAGAAGTTAGTAGTTTTATAAAACAAATAGACAAATTACCTTTTATGGAAGACCCTAGTAAACCAAGTTATCAAAAATGGTTTGATATGAAAGATACAATATTATTAAAATCATTTGTTCAAGGATGTAAACAATATTTAAATTATTTACCCAACAACTATAAAATATCAAGTTGGGTTCATGTAACAAATAATAAATGTATTAAAAAAACTGATGTATATCATGTCCATAACCCAAGTAGAGCTTACGCTTTATCTGGCATATTATATCTCAACATACCTAAAAAATCCTCACACACAAAATTTATGTGTGATAACAAAGAATTTTTACTACCCAAAAAACCTTATTGTTGGTTTATTTTTCCATCAAATTTACCACACATTCCAGGTATTAATGATGATAAACAAAAAAGATATTGCTTATCAGCAGATTTTTGGTTCTAATATAATGCTACAAAAATATAAAAAATCTTATATAGTGCTAAATTATGCTACAAAAAATAGGTTTTCAGCCAGGTATAAATAAACAAATCTCAGAGACTACAGCAGAAGGTCAGTGGGTAGATTGCGATAATGTTAGATTTAGATATGGCTCACCTGAAAAAATAGGGGGTTGGAATCAATTAGGTAACGTTAATGAAAATGAGTTAACTGGTGCAGGTCGTGGACTTCATCACTATGTTAATAG